GGCCAATGAGAGCGGGCCAGATAAATGCACAATCAGAATGTGTATAAATTAATAGTGGAGTTTTTGATGTCATGATAATTTTTAACTAGAATACATTGATAATGGATATCTATGAAGATGTCTTTCACCTAGATTTATATTAGAATTCCAAAGACTTTTTAGACGCCCATTACCCATACCAATCCAAAATTCTCCATTATGGCGTATAGAAATTATAGGTGGTGTTTTTGGAAACTTAATTTCATCGATGGTTGGAAGTTTTTTAATGTATAAAGAATTTGCCCACCAAAAAGTTCCAGAGAAGTGATCTGCATGTGGCCATTGGTCTTTAGTAATTAAATCAACTCCACAAGCATCATACTCATCAAGAACATTAAAACACATTTGATGTTGTACTACATTAAAATAAGTCATGTATTGACGCCAATCGTCAACACATGGATTATTTGGTGCTGTTGCTCCTTTAGTATGGATATATAAAATTTTATAGTTTTCTTCTGTAGAATCAGAAAATGTTTTAAGCAAATTTAAAGTAAAAAATTCTCCAGTTTCTACATAAGGATCTTCATAAACTCTAATTTTTTCATGCGGAATAAAAACTAAATTATGATTTCCAACTATACAAAAATTTATAAGTTCAATATGATCTATTAATTTAGATTGAACTATTTGAGCATAAATTTCATCAAATATTTCTTGGTATTTGTTAATCGCTGCTATGTGAAAATATATTACACTTTTAGTCATGACAATAAAGCCTCCTCATATTGTTTAATTGTATCAGCATCGGCAATACCATAAATTCTATTATTACCAAACTTTATAATTTTTACTTCAGAATATGGATTCATACTAAACTCATACTTTTCTCTAATTTCTTTTGACCAGATATAGTCTTCACCACCTTTAGGATCATTCCACCCAAGTCTTTCATCAAGAGGAACTTTTAGCATCACTTCTTTCTTTGCTACCCAATATGCTCCAGAAAATTTCATATGTTTTTTGAACCTGTCTTCTTCATATGGAATAAGACATTTTCTCTCTGGGCCCGCAATCTGCATAATAACTGGATTATCCCAAATACAAATGAACCAATCACGATATCGTGTGCCGTCGATATTTATAATTTTTGTCATGCACACATCAAACTGATTACCAAATTTTAAAAATCCTTCATACCATTTATCATCGAGTTTAATATAGTCGTGTAAATAAACAATATTTTCAAATTGAGCGAGATCTGTGATAATATTTTTCTTTTTTGTAATCCAAGCGGGAATAATAGTTTCATCAAACTCAACTACTTGAGTTTTATTTCTAACAATTTTAGAATTACCAACAATGATAATTTCATAGTTGGGAATATTTTGCTTTTCAATACTATCAATAATTTCTTCTATTCGAGCATCTTCTGCACCATTAGTTATGATTCCAAAAGTAAAATCCATATTTACAATCCTCAAATAATTTCCCAATGTGGTAAATATAAATCTTTAGTATTGTTTCCAGAGCAATTGCCACCAAACCAGTTTTGTGGAGCAATTACCTTTTCACTATTCGCCAACCATGCACCCCACCATGAAAATGAAGAATTTGCAATGACATGATATTTACACAAAGACATTAAGCACAGATCAGTATCCGTGGTATTTCCTTCAGAAATAGCAAACCTATCAGATGAAAAAAGTTTTTGTTCTTTACACCAATCATGATCATCAGAAAAAACAATTACAGGTAAATCTGGAAGTCCACTTAATGCTTTTTGATAATATTCTAACGATTGAACTGGATGATTTGGATTATAAACATAATCACCTCTCCGTATGTGTAAGGATATTACATCGGTAGATGCAAAATTTTCTTTTATAAAAGAATTGCAAATTTCTAAAAGTTCTTTCTTAAAAGAAAAATCTTGCCTGATTTCACTTTCAATATGTTTAAAATATTTTTCACTTTGAAAATAACCCAATAGGTCTACATTGTCAGGACAATTGTTAAATATATTTTCATCGAAATGAAATCCACTTTCTTGTACTATAGGACTAGTGACAATATCTTGCTTTACATTTGATAAGTCAAAACAATCATGAATTGTAACATCGGAATTCTTTACATTTAAATCCTTAAGACCAAATGATTCTTTAGATGGAATACAATATTCGTATTGATTATTTTTTGCTATACCTTTCAAAGAGGCATATTGGAACATTTGATTTGCTAACCTACCCAAATTGCCAATATTATTAAATGATATCATTTCCTACATTTAAATATATTCTGTAATTATACTAAAAAATTTCAATTTGTGCAACAGATTATTTCCAATCCTTTGAATAGAGATACTTTATGGGTAAATCCAAGATTTTTAAGTTTATCAACATTCAAATAATAATCAAATGTTGAACTATGCAGATAATTAATATTGCTTTCACTATTTAATATTTTTTTACTATACTCTACAGCATCCTTAAATTCTGTAATTACTCCAGTTCCGATATTGTAGACTTGATTGATTTGAGAACAATTAATCAAGTAATGAAATGCATCGCAAACATCATCAACAAAAATAAAATCTCTTTTAAACTTACCAGCATTATAAAGATTTACATCTTCATTATTCTTGAGTTGATTGATGATATATCCAAGAACATTTTTTTTAAGTGAACAATTTTTATCATTTCCATAAACATTTGCAAGTCGAAAAATACGATACTTAATTCCAAATGTTTCACAAAATGTAATCAACATTTGTTCGGCAGTTCTCTTGGTTATAGAGTAAAACCCTTTAGGATTGCAATAATCTTCTTCAGATGCATTAATTACTTCAGGACCATAGACAAATCCAGAACTTACAAAATTAAAAGTTACATTTTTATTTTTACAGTTGTCTAGAACATCCATTAATACATTTAGATTTGTATTAATATCGACATGAAGATCTTCGTAGATATTATGATTAGTTGTTGTACTAATACAATACAAAATATTATTAGTCTCTGAAAACTTCTGTTCTCTTGGAATTTTCACTCCATTATAAAGTTCGCAGAAACGACCACCAATAAAGCCAGTTGCTCCAAATACTGATATATCACTCATACTTATCGCATTCTGCAAATGACTTTCCATCTTGGTCCTTTAGAGATAGAACTGGATTAATATCGCCCCAGTTAATTCCAAGGTCTTCATCGTTCCACAAAAGAGTTCGGTCATACTCTGGATAATAATAGTCAGTTGTCTTATATACAAACTCAGCAGTATCAGTTAATGTATAAAATCCATGAGCAAATCCAGGTGGAACCCACAAATGTAGATTGTTTTTATTTAGTTCAACTCCATACCACTTGCCAAAAGTAGGAGAAGACTTGCGAATGTCTACAATCACATCGTAGACGGCACCAGAGATGCACCGAACAAGTTTTCCCTGAGCGTGTTGTATCTGATAATGAAGTCCCCGGAGAACCCCTTTAGAGGACTTAGAGTGGTTGTCTTGAACAAAATTACTGATTCCAGTAATCTTTTCAAATTCTTTCAGATTAAAACTTTCTAAGAAAAAACCACGCTCATCTTCAAATTTATTATTAGTGATTAGATAAGCGTCTTTGAGACTAGTACCGATTGCATTCATAACAAATTATCAGTGAAAGAATACTTATTTAATAGTTCTGGAGAGTATTGTTGTGGAGTTTCTATAATTTCTTTTTGTTCTCTTTTTTTCTGCTCTAAAAGATAGACTCTATTTCTTATTTCACTGGAAGAATATTGATGCCTTCTTAAATGGTAATGAATTTCTATTCCATTATCAATACAATATTGTTTACCGGTTACTTCAACATGCCGATATTCTTCACTTAAAAATCGAATATGAAATGTCTGAGTTTGGATTAAATTAAGTAAGTCTACTTCGGTTTCATATACTAGAATTTCATCAATATATTTACATCCTTGCAATTGAATATATCTTTCATAAACAGATTGCACTGGTTTATTTTTAATTCCAGGTCTATCAATTGATGGGTCAACCTGAAGTGCGACTTTCAAATAATCACACATTTCCTTTTCCATTTTGAGCATTGTCACATGACCAGCATGAAAAAGATCAAATGAACTGCAATTAAAACCGATTTTCATACTTAGATATCTTTTATTTCATCATACTAAAAAAGGGGGGTTTATGCAACCCACCTTTATGTATGCTCAGGCTCGCCACCAATTCTTTAACTGGAAATTGGAAACCAGGCGGGGTTTCCCCATCCACACCAGTCGGCATATTTAATGTCCATCCGACGAGGACATAAGGGGTCAGATTGACTCCACCACTTGATTTTAAGAAACCAAGAAAAGTTGGGTTAATTTTGATATCTCGGTAATACCAAAAAATACTATTAGAAATAGCACATCCCAAAGTTTAAGTTTGATCGC